CGTGTGTCGTCAAGTACCCTGTTTCAATGTTCGGTCTTTGTTCGTCTCAATACGAATGGCAGCCCGTTCATTTTCATTCAGTTGCTGTTTGTTTGCATCTAGAATGTAATCTATATAGCTCTGGTCCCTCTCGCGATCGTCTTCGCTGGCCAGCTTGGTGTAATCGAAGCCCAGCTTTGTTTTAAGCTGTACTTCATCCATTTCACCCTTCTGCCTAATTTTCGCAGTATCAATCTGCCCCTGCTGCTGGAGTTTAGCCATATCGGTCTGCACCTTAGCCTGCGCTTTAATTTGCTCAGCCTGTACAATGGCCATAGCCTGCTCTTTACCAGAGTTTCCTTCCTGCTGCTTCATTTGCTGCATTTGTTGGTCAATCTGAGCCAGCACTTCCTTAGGCAGTTGTGGGAAGTATTTCGATGTATTTCGGATACCCGCAAGGTGTAGAATGTCTCGCATCGTAACGCGATACTGTTCGTAACCCGCCACAGGGTTTGACAGCCCCAACGTCATCATGGCTTGCTGTTGCTGGGCGGCAACCTCCTTGAGAACCATTATTTTTTCGTCTATCCGTCCGTTCCCGAGACCAACGTTGGCCCAAATCCCTAGTTGGTCATGCCAGTACGCCGGGTTCATTTTCTTAAACTGCCCTGTCTCGTCCTTGATGTTTGTTTCCTTACGAATTTCGTGCATCGCGGTCTTGACAATTATATAGAATAGCTGCTTCATACCGCACTCTGCCACGTTGCGCGCCATCATTTCAACGCGCCCCTCTGCAGCCTGCTGGATGCCGTTAGCGGCTATCCTTGATGTAGATTGCAGCGCGTCGGCGTCGACACCTTGTGAGAGTTTCGTAACACCCGACCGGGCTTCTGACAGGTCGTTGAGCGTTTGCAGCACAGGCAGGGTTTGTCCAGCTACGAAGGGAGTTACCAGTTCCTGTATCTGGCCCATCTGTTTAACACGAATAAGTGCACCGATGCGGTTGTTTTTGGCGTCTTCCACGTTGACGGCATTTTCGTTAATTTCGGTGCGCGGGTTGTTAACCAATGCTGTGTTATCAATAATCGACCGTAGCAGCGCCGTCATAGCGTCTTGGTCCTGTATCACGTCTTCGGCCACCGAGATTGGGAAGAACACGTGGGGATACAGCTCTGTCCTAAATATACAGAATTTACTGTAGTTAACCACTTCTTCTAAAACCAGCTTATGGTTGTCGCCAACCGTGATGAATTTCCGGAGTTCTGCATACCCGTCGCCATCGGCATCCATTCTGATGTACCCTTCGCACACCAATGCTTCGCTCGACAATTTGTCCTCGGCAGGGTTATTCATATCGAAGTCGTACCCCAGCCTGTTGAACCTTTCGAAGTCCAGTGTAGAGTCATTAGACATTGTAGCACCTTCAAGGTCGTCAAGGGGTACGCCCATCGCCACGATGTCATATAATCTCATGTTTCGGCGCATTCCCCAGATACGCGCGTCACCGTTGTCCCCGATTTCGGTTGCTTGGTCGTCCACGAAAAATTGTTCTGGTGGCAAGCACTCCACTGTCCACTTAGGGCGCATAATAATTTTGGTAGCCACCACTTCTACCATTCCATCTTCGTCGGGTTCTGACACTTCGGTAATTTCTACGTCTTCTGATATTCCTTGCAGCGCAGCGACGGAAACCACACCTTTTATTTGGTGCGACGCTACCTCTACTTCTTCGTAGTCCACGCGTACGACGCCCACGCGTGATTTGAGCGCGTCCGTGATGGCTTCCATAGCGGCCTTATACCCGCCGTACCGCCAAAAGACACGGTTGGAGTATGTTGTTTGCTCCTGCGCTATTTGTTCGTCTTCCACTTCGTCCGCTTCAAATTCAACCACAATGCGGTTTTGTAGGAATATACGCGCCATACTGGGTTGGATAGACTTTATGACGTCACGAACCTTGGTCACCACGACGTTCGAGCGGCCTTTCACAGTTGGCAGCCGGGTTTTACCTTGGTAATAGCTTTCTGCTAGTTGCCGGTCCTGCGAGATTTCTGTTTCTGTGAAGTCAATAGCACTCTCAATTTCGGTCCTAATAATTGATTCTATCACGTCAAACGAGAGCGGCTCTAGTTCGTCAGAGCGTTTTTGACGGCTAGCTGGAAATATTTTGTCTTGAGGAGCGGCCATTATACGTAGTTCCCTGCTGCTTCACGGTTAATAGGAATGGACCAGTCGCTGTGCCTACTTGAAAAGGCACCCTGCGCCAGTCCCGCACCGTATGAAAATGTTAACACGAATGCATCCGCAAGGTCTGGTGATCTTCCAACACGTTTTTTGGTGTCGTCCTTGGATTCGATCCTCATTTTGCCGCTTGACGTGTATCCTTTGTGTACCGATGTTAGTTCTTTTATCAGTGGTGGGCAATTTATTATCTGCACTGCCCTCGTTTCAAGCCATTTCAGGGCCTGCATCCATAATTCGTCCCGTAGTCGAAACACGTTGTCAGCCAGAAGCATGGGGGATTCTGACACGTTGATGCCCACGGCAGGCAGCCCCATTTCTATTAACCTGTCCGTAACACCAGCACCAATCCCAATGACGTCCACGAATATTTGTGATGGCCGGTCCCGTTCGTTTAAGTTGTTGTATTTGTTTACCACCCGCCCTACGAGTTCCATGGTGGACAGCCCTGACCAGATGTCTGGTTCGTCTGTTACGGCGTGGGTTCGCCTTTGCATCAACACGCTTCTGTCCATTCCATATCTTGCGACGTCCAGTCCCCAGATCGGTTTTTCCAGGGGTTGTATAATATTTCTTTCCGTCGCTTCCAACACGAGGTCTAGCGGTATCAGTGCTTCGCTGTCTGACTTTGGGAATTCTCCTAAAACACGGATTCTATATACTTCGCTGTCCTCTCCCCAGTCGTCTTTCATTTCCTGTATCCACCCGGGGGACACCATTTTCGCTGTTTCAGAGCTTACTGTCATTTTCACGAAATTTGAGTCTATGTCGTGGCTTTTTGCGAAGTATCCTGTCGCCCGTGTGGGGTTTCCGGTCAGCATTTGTTTTGCCCCTACGGTGGACATTGCACCTGATGCTACCTGGAATATCACGTCAGGAACACCAGAACACTCGTCAACCAGAAACAACATATTAGGGCTGTGAAACCCCTGCAGGCTGTCTGGGCTTTCTTTACGGCTGGTTCTGGCTACCGCAAAGGTCTCTGAGGCCCCACCAACCAGTTCTATCATGTCTGATTTTAATACAAATTGACTCGCTATTTCCGGTATCGCCTTGCGCAGCCAGTACCTTACCTCTGCCCACAACACGTCGTACAATTGGTGCGATGATGGGGCTGTACACGCGACCTTTGCGGGGTAACGGGTTGACAGCCACCAGATTAATAACCATGACAGCAGGGCTGATTTCCCGACGCCGTGACCCGATTTTATTGACACCCTGTCGTTGTTGCCTATGTTGTTCAGTGCTTCTACTTGCCATGTGTCGGGGTCGGCCCCAAATACTTCCCTCACAAATGCTTCTGGATCGTTTCTCCATCTTAAGATTTTGGCGTGCGCCTCGCGTTCCATATCGCGTGGCGGCAAAACCTTAAGGGGTTCCTCAAACAATGCGTCAATACTGTTCAATAGCATCACCCTCTATTAACCCACTTAATGCGGGTTGCTCTATTGACCCATTTAGATGGCGGCCCGAGGGCCGGTCATCAAGTGTGGGTTGCGGCATGTTCGCCAATATTTGAACCAGCGTTAGCCCTCCTGCAGCGCTCAATGCGGCGGGCTGTTTGTCTATACCCAACAGGGCTGTACGGCGTTCCATCAACCGCAGCACCTGGGTTTGTGCTGATAGCGCGGATTTCGACATGTGCAGCTGCCCGTTATCATCCTTGAACAATGGTTGGACAGCTGCCTCATAGATTGCAGTTTCCATCGCCTCAAGCTTCTCTATTTCAGCCTCCCTTACGATGTTGGCGCGATCTTCATCCACCGATGCACGAGCGACACGCAATACAGCCTTTTCGACGGCATCGGTGGAAATCTCCATCATTTCAGCTATATCTTCGTTATCATAGCCTCTATACCGGAGAGATAATATTTCACGATCTTTACTCATGGGTGGGATGATACCACACGCGGGGGCGCGTGTCAAGCCCCAACTCCATCGCAGCACAAGCCATGATTCACTGCGGGGACAGCGAAACATAAAAAAGGGGAGAAACATAAAAAAGGGGAAAGAGACACTATATTTGTGGAGAAAGAAACAAAAAACTTGGGGAGAAAGAAAAAACTCGGGGAGAAAGAAAAATGAAAAATGAAAAAGGGAGACACGCGCACCGCCC